GCTCTACTAATTGTGTCATCTTTGTCATAAATTACCCATCCTTTTTAAGTAAAATAAATATCCAATCCACATAACAACACCACCTATAATTGTGCATAAAAGTACAATCCCAACTATGTTAAAAATTTTTCTTTTAAACTCCTGTACTTCATATATTTGTTGTTGCCTTTCCTTTCTAATTTTGGCTTGTAGCTTCAGTATCTCCGACCAAGAATTAGGTCCGTAAACGAGGTTTACATGGGTGCGAAGTTGGTCTTCCATCTCTTCAGCTTTCTTCTTAAAAGCAAATGCATCTAACGCTTCTTTCTCTATTGAAGATCCATTGAAAACCTTCTTAAAAATACTCGGCTTTTGAGCCATCGAGTGAGCGTGTTTAACATCTGATATAGCTCCCATCCATCGTCCGAGGTCACCATACATACCCTCTATCGATCGCCCTGTTTCAAAACCTTTGCAGATTATTTTATATGCCGAACTTGCAATAGCAAAAGCCGAAACAGGATCCATTTATGACCCCCTCATAAGCACACCTACCAACAACAAAATAGTTGTTCCAGCCGTGCCGATTAGTACCCCCTCTAACCTTTTAATTCTCAATATAGTTTCCTTCCATCTCTCAGAAGAAACGGTTTCAAAAGACGTAAGCCTTTTATCCAACTCATGTATTGTCGGCTTGCTCATTCTTCTTCGGTCTACCTTTCTTCTTAGGCTGCTCTGTTTTAGGTTCCTTCTTCTTAGGTTCCTCTTTCTTTTTACCCCAACCCGGTGGGGCTAAGTGGGGATTTAAATCATATATATGGGGCATACGTCACCTCTAGGTTGTGTACATTAAAGTTATAGTTTTGTTTCATACATTTTAACTTGGCTTAGTTGGAAAAGTAACATTGTCTAAATCAGATGCTTTAGTAATATCTCTTAATTCTTGTCTGTATTTACGCCATTCAGTTGCATTGCCACCATTATCAACTAAAGTATTTATTTTATGGTCAGCTTCTGTTAACAAAGGTTCTCTTCTATTTCTTAAACCTTTTTTTATTCTTTCAGTTTTTCCGTCTTCCCACTCTTTTTCTTGTTTTTCTTTTAATGCAATTTCTTCAGAAGTTAATTCAACTTTAATACCATCCACTTGTTTGTATAACTTTGTCATATTTTAATTCCATATAAACTAATTGTTCCACTTGTTAAATTTCCAGAACTTGCAAAAATACTTATTGTATCAACTTTACTTGTTCGATTAACATTATATTTATTAATAGTTTGAGAATTTCTTAATTTTGAATAATATTCATTAGATGTCATTCCACCTGAATCTAATCCTTCCATACCTTTAATAAGTGTTGTGCTTCTTAAATTATAAAATCTATATCTTGCAGACCATGACTCTCCATCTCCTGTTCCTAACGATTGATCTGAATCAACTGTTAAATGTATTTCACTAGATTGTGCTTGACTAAAGGTATCGTGTTCACCATTATCTGAAGCTTTTGTACCAAACATTTTCATTGACGTTGAATAGTCAGAAGCACCAGTTGAAAGAGAACCTCCAACACCTAATCTTAACTGTAAAGAAACATCATCTGTAGCTGGAATTAAATTTTTTACATATACATCATAGAGATCATAGTCATCAGTTATAAGAGAGCTTCCAAAATTAATGGTAGCATCATTACTAATAGTTGTTTCATTTAAGAGAAAACCACTAAGAGTTTTCATTGAGCTTCTTAATCTCGCATTACTCATATTAGATACTCTGACTTTCTATAAATGTTTTGTATGCTGTTTTAGTATCATTATCCCAAGCAACCTCAGCTATTGCTTTTACTTTGGCATCTTCACCACTTAAATCTGTCGGTGTATGTGTCCATTTTCCATCACTATCTTTTGATGAACTAAATGGTGCTAAAGCATGACGATGAAAAGAACGAGTTAGTTCTTTCTTAGAACCATCTGCTTGTTCTTCTTTTATTACAGTTGCTTGTCGAACTTGTATATGCCAACTACCAACAATTTCTATTTTATCGTATTCTATTTCTTTAGTTATATCGCCTTGTGCCATATTATTTTTCCTTTATGCTGTTGCTAAATAACAACCAGTTATTCTCATAGTTGTTCCATTTACATCTGAATATGTCATATCTGTTGCTGATTTACCTCCAGACAATCTATTATGTCCACTATGTGTTTGTGCTAAAAATGATGCACCACTAGGAAGTGAACCACCACTATGAAATATTGTACAAGCTGATGTATCACTAGAAGCAAAAGGCAAACCAGATATTTCTACACGATTACTGCTCGTTCCACTAAAATTACACGAGATATTAATGTAAACTACTCTTCCAATTTTTACATAATTTCTTTCAGATGAACTAAATGTTATCCCACTACCACTAATTAAAGAAGCTGTCCAAGTACCAGTTTCGTAACTGTCCAAAAGTTCAGATGTCATACCACCAGCATTAGATACAGCACTAAAATCTATTCCGTGACCACTTGTTCCTATGACAAGGTTGCCATCAGAAATAGTTACATCACCTGCCGTACCTAATGTTAATTTCGTGCTTACACTTGAATTTCCGAAAGCACCAGATGTGCCAAAATAAAGATTACCAGATTGGTCGCCTTCAATATTTGATACAATGGTAGAACCTTGATACATCTCAATTTTACCACCTCTGTTATTACCCTCTAATCTTATCGTTGCATGAGAGTTTGATGCACTTTCATCTAAATGTAATTGTTGAGCAGGCGATGCAGTTCCAATACCAACGTGTTCAGAACTATCAATCGTTATAGTTGTAGTATCAGCATTGTCATCTATACCAACAGAAGTAAATGCACCAGTATGAGTTACAGCACCACTAAACGTACCACCAGTTTTAGGCATAGCATCAGATAAGCTAAAGACATCATACACAACTATCATCACTTCATCAGAAGCTGAAGCACCACTTGTAAGAGTTACTTGATTAGCAGTGTTGGTATTGTAATCAGCAGTGTCTAGTAGAACACCATTAAGATATACGTCTACAAGAGAACCACTATCTATCTGAAGTATCTTGCTATCTAAATCTGTGCTTGTGAAATCTGTTTGATTTGAAGTAGCAGAGTAGCGATACCTTTCCCTAATTCCAAAGCCGTCTGAACTTTTTCCTATGTATGGCATGGTTTATCCTATTCTGGTTTTTTATTTGCTTCTTCAGCTTCTTTAGCAGTAACCACTACTTTTAAATCAAACGCTTGTGTAACTTGAGCATCTTCGCCAGTAGCGATTGTAACTCCATTAGCATTGCAATGTGCTACATTTAAAGCAATAATTTCATCTTTTGCTTTTCTTGCTCTGTTTTTAGCAGCATGACTTATCCAATCCAAAGTTCCATCAACAATGTAAGTCATTGCTTTGTCTTCTGTATCTGTTAATTCTATTTCATATTTTGCCATCTATTTCTCCTTATTAAGCTATTAACTGTATGTTTATTCCACCATAATTACCTTCATGTAATTTACTACTTACGTTTCCACCACCAAAAAATGCTTTAATAGTGTCATTGGCAGAAGCAACAATAATTGCATTACAAGCAATATTATTAGCACCTGCTTTACCATCATTATCATCTTCATAAGCAAACATTACAGTTGTGCTATTTAGTTTAATTGTTACAAAAGCATAGGAATCTGGATTAAGTACCATACCAAAAAAAGAAACAAAGTAACTCCCATCTATTGGACAAGTAAATGTATTACTTGCAAAATTATTTCCTATATCTGTTTGTTCTACAAAAGGAACAATTGTTTCTGTTCCACTACCATCAACAGCGACTAGTCTTGAACTCCCACGAATAGCATTAAGTCTTGGTTGCAATGGCTTAGTTACACGACCATTTGCATCTACAGTTATACCAGTAGCAGTTGTACCACTAGAACCTCCAAATATGTTCATAGTGCCATCGTAACTTCCAACAAATCCATTAGCACCAGATATTTGAAGTTGAACACCGTCACTATCACCAGTTCCAACAGTTGAATTTCCTAATTGTACTCTAGCTAAACTATTGTTATTGACTATTATTGCTGGGTTAGCAGTAGCCGTTATTGTGCCACTTGTATTGATTGCAATATCACTCGCTAAATCATCACCAGTAACTGTACCATCAGTTATCTCACTTCCACTGACTACATTCTGTGTTACTGTTTTACCTACATGACCCATACTTTACTCCGATATTGTATCTACTGCTGACACAACAACATCCATAGAGTTTGTTGCATCTGATTTTGCTCTAAGTTTATCTCCAGATTGTAAGACTATCTTTGCACCTCCATCTATAAGTTCTAATGATGAACCACTTGGTATCGGTGCATTTTTAATTAAGTAAGCTGTAACATTGTCTGAGTTATCAGTTATTGCTACATCAGCAACAATCGTAGAAGCTGAAGTATTTGCTAATCTTAAACCAACTATTGCATCATCTGAATTAGATGTTGCTCTTATATCTGTCAGAGTAGCATCTATGTCTTTAGTTATTGTACGTTCAAAATCTTGTGCCATATATTTTCCTTAAAGTGCTATAGCCATAGCTGTTGCAAAGCCTTTTGTTGCCTTATTACTTGTTGCTGAAGTTACAAAAGCAGTTGTAGCTATTTGAGTTGTATTAGTTCCACCACTTGCAGTTGGAGCAACTGGAGTTCCAGTTAAACTAGGAGAAGCTAAAGGAGCTTTTGCATCTAAACTTGTCTGTAAGTTATCAACATTAGCTATTGTGTGATTGTGACTATCATCAGCTATGGTTACAGCTATAGATGTTGTTCCAGAACCACTTACGTCACCACTTAATGTGATAGTTTGATTACCAGTAAGTATTCCAGCTTCAGCTAGTGTTTGATTTTCAAATTTTGAGGTTGAATTATTGTACTGTAAAATTTCATTATCACCAATACTTGTAATCGTTACATCATCCATTTCAGCAATAGTATTTTCCGTTGCGACTTGATTATCTACATAAGCCGTTGTTGCTATTTTTGTAGAGTTATCACTCGCAGATTGAGTTGGTGCTGTAGGATTGCCAGTTAGTGCTGGAGATGCCAATGGTGCTTTAGCTGATATTGTACTTATATTATCAGCAACAGTAGTAACATCAGAATGAATACCAGCCACGGTAGTAACATTTGCATGTATTCCAGCAACGGTCTGTATCGCATCAGTAGCATCAGTTCCATCTTCTATGTCTGCTAGTGTCGCAATATCAGCACTAATTGATGCAAGTGTAGTACCGTCAGCTACAGTAAACGTAGCTTCTGGATTGCCCGTAGATGAATTAAATCCTAATAGTTTCCCGGCTCTAGTTGCCTTGGCTGGTAATGTCATATCTACGTTGGTAGCAGAATATTCTGGTGCTATAACTGTACGGCTTTTAACTTCTTTAAAATCTCCGGCTATTCGATGCAATCGATCAAAGTCAGTTTCTAAAGATGCAGCCGTAATGTTTCCTCCAGATGAATAAACAGATGCCCTTGCTAAACTCATTACTGACAATATCGTAATTACTTTGTTGTTAGCCGGTGTATAGTCAGTAGGTGAGGTTTTAAACTTTACAACACCCGTACCGTTAGCATTTAATCCAGCACTAGCCGAACTATCTACAATGTCGTAATGTGTGCCTTCAGTTTTTAGAGTACTATCTTCATAAACCTTAATCTCATTCGTAGCATTTACTTGAAATGAAAAACTAAAATCCGTAGTCGAACCATTGGCTGTCGATTGTGTTCTTTTTAATACATCATTTACATCTACACTTGTCATAACTCTAGACCCCTATATAGCCTTTGTACACTAAGTTTGTTAAAAAGTCACTTATCATCTTACTATTCTCGCTCTTAATCTTGGTGTTCTTTCGATTAAATAATCTCTAGCCTCGCCCATATACTCAGATATAGCATCCTTAATCATCTGCATTCTTTCATCTGCTAACGGTTCTAACTTATACATATCAGACTTAATAAGTTTATCGAGAGAAGGGAGTATAGTTGTTGTAGCATCATATCCTGTATCTTCTGGAAAACGCCCTCTACCGTCTACAGTATTAAATAATGTAATCATGTCATTGTATTCTTGTGCCGTTAATAAAACCTTATCTATTTTCTTATTAGGCATTAATGGTCCACTTGCCCCGGCATTGCCTAAAGCAATTATTTCATCATCAACAGAGTTATATTTTTTATCTCTAATATGTACAGGAGAATACCATTCCCATCCCATGCCATTACCTTGCTGTCTAACCTCGCCCCAAAGATTTAATCGTGGTGGTAACTCTTCACTAAATAAAGGATTTCTAGATTTAGCTTTTTGAAGGGCTAGATAAAATCCTCTCATAGCCGGATCTAATTCAGTATATCCTTCCGGGAGCATTGTATTAGATGCCTCTGGATGCTTTATTCTTTCCTTAGTAGCTGACCATGCTGAATTAGATGGTATGTATGATTGTTGTGTTGGTGCTATTGCAAAGGCTACTTGTGATACTTTTTCTGATACAAGCTCTGCAAATCTTTCAATTCTATCCTCACCAGACATATCTAAATTAGGTTCTAAAATTATTTTAGTCATGTCAGATAAACCTTGCATCATAGGATGCTGGTCTATGTAATCAGTTGTCGCTAACGTAAAAGCCGTAGCCATTTCTAATAATACATTTGGGTCATCCTCATGCTGTACAAAGTAAGAATAATCTACAGCCATAGCCAATAAACCAGATACAGGGTCAAAGCGTGAGAAAGTTACCGATCTCATTGTGCCGTCATCCATTTTAAAGGTACAGGAATATCGTGGTATATTTAAACGATCTAACGCTTGTTTAGCACCACGGTCAGTTGGACCAGATCCTGTACAGAAAAAATCTTCGCTTGCTGTACCAGACACTAAACTAGATACTACATAACCAATACCAGCACCCATAGTAATCTTTGCCATTGCCTCGTCTTTTTCTCGCCCGGTTCCGTTTCTAAATTTATTAATTACGTTAAAAGGCAACGAACGATCAAAGACCTCGGTAAAAATATTTACTGGTGTCTTATAAAAAGGTACAAGCAGCTTGGCTATAGGATGGTTCATAGTAGGGGCTAGGCTACCAAAGAACCCATCTAGATCACCTTGGAAAGTTAACTCTTTTGCCTCTTTAGCTGCTGCTTCAAATACATCCATTGGTGGGTTCATAAATGTTTCTGCGTAAAGAGTTTTAGCTTTTAGCATGGCATCTTCTTTAGATAGCCCACCCTTTAATGCATCATCATACGCTATAATAGCTTTACGATACGATTGTTTAGCTATAGAGGCTCTCATAGCTATGACCTTAAAAAACTCATCCTCACCAACTAATGCTCTGCCAGACATTCTAAAATAAACACCTAGACCGTCAACAAAGGCTGGAACAAAATCTTTATTTTTAAGTTTGTCCATTATTTCAGTTATATTGCCTGTCGAGCCTATAGCACGGTTATTTCCTAAATCTAGTTTACTACCATCCATAACAGGCTGTTCTTCCCACAGAGCCTTGCTAGAAAGAATAAAAGCATCAAAGAAAGAATTGTGTATACCATGTAAACTAGCAAGAGCCTCGCCCATTTGCATTCTCATAGATAAATTTGGTAAAGCCTCACCTATTAAAACACGGTCTGTATTGTCAGCCCCGGTTATTGTAGTTCTTACAGTACCAATACTACCAGCCAAACCAGTTTCCATAACTTTTAGACCTTGGAATATACTGTTGCCAGCCATGTTGACCATATGGGTTACTGGGCTAGTAAGAATAGAGTTAAGCCATATTTCTACTATAGCATCTGTAGATCTTGCCATTAATGATTGCTTGGCAAATATAGGACGTATATTTTTTGGCACTCTTACATAAGTATCAAGTAAATTATCTATATCATCTGGGCTTTCAAAACGATCTAATAAATTATTTAAATGATCAGAGTAGGCTTTTATATTTCCACTAGGTGTAATTTTATTAGCATTTTTTATTACAGTCATTCCTCTAGCATATTCACTTACATTACCAGATAATGATGCTGACAATCGTGACGTAAAAGTTATAAGTTGGTATGCTACCATTTGATCAGTTCGATCACCAGATTGTAACGCTTTTTGTGATGCTTGTTGTGCTAACTCACTTATATTTACTAAACCAATAATAGAGCCTAATGTATCTTCGGCTGGTAATACTTCACCCGGTTTACGTCCAACCATTTTCATAATGACATTATATAAACCATTATCTTCAGCTAACTTTGTAGCAGCTTCTACTGTTACCGTATCTCTTCTTAATTTTGTAAATAATTCTTTGTTAGCTAATTTAACTTGTTCCATAAAACCAGCTAGGTTCTGATCGTATTGATCAAAAGCAAACACAGCCCTTAGACTTTCATCTGAGGTAAGTTTCTTACCTAATGACACAAAGTTAACACCGGGATTAGATCCTTCTGTTATAGTTCCTAATAAATCCTCTAAATTAATATCTTCACTTGGCTTTACTAAAAGATATCCACCCATGTCGGTTATATCTTCTGTAGCCTTCATAGAGCCGTATACTTTTTTCTCTGAACTTAAAACTGTATCAGATACTTTATCAGATACTGCATCTTTAGCACTCTTTAATGCATCAACTACTACCTTGCCCATACCAGCAAGTTTTATTTCACCTTGGGTATTGTCAGTATTTACAATGTTTGTTTCTTGCTCGGTAATCTGTGATGGATCTTCAATAACTACATCTTCTACTACAGGCTTCATAGGTGGCTCAAC